ATGATAAAGAAATACTTTACCGATAACTGCATAAGCATAAGGCAGTGGGCTAAAAAGCACGATCTAAGCGAGCGCACCACCTATATGGTGATAAACGGCCAAGTAGTAGGCAATAAAAATTTCGCTACTTCAAGAAAGGTGTTTGAGGCGCTTTTGAGCGAGGGCATAATTAAGGAGCTTCCGAGTGCCCTAAGAAGCGAGCAAGAAGAGAGTAAGGCCAGCTAAATGATCTACGTCGAAACCGCCGCGGCAGCTGAAATTTTCGGCGTTTCTTTGAGTGCTCTTAAAGAAGCCGCTAGACGCAACTCTCAAAAATACCCGTTTGTCCGCATAAAAGACGCCGGCACCAGAAGCCGCGGCGGAGCGAAGCTACTATTTGCGGTGGAGATCGCGGATATAGACGGAGCGATAAAAGGCGGCAAAGCTAATAAAGACGTATGCGTGTACATAGGGGACGGCTCTGAGCAAACCGGATTTAGACGGATGAAATTTAGCGAAATAAAGGGCGGCAAAGCTGACGCGAGCGACGGTAAAAAAGAGAATTTAAGCAGGGAGTACGCGGTGTTGGACGACGATGAAAAAGAGGAGATAAATGAAAAAATCAGACTGCTAAAAGAGTATGAGGTGGCCAAAAAACAAGGCGTGTCATGTAAAAAGTTTTGCGAAGACAGCGGTATAAGCGAGGCAAACCTTTTTAGATGGCAAAAAGCTTATAAGGAAAAAGGCGCGGCGGCGCTGATAGATAAGCGCGGCAAGCATAGAAAAAACGCTAGCGTGCTCGAAGAGTGGATGAAGGAGTTTATACTTGAAAATTTCCGCGCTTACGGCGCAGGCGGGCTAAATATAACAGAGCTTTACCGCAGACTCCATCAAGAGTATTTTAGACGAAGGGGCGAAGCGTATAACTATCCGAAATTTCTAACCGGAAAGATAAAGCCGCTCTTTGACGCAGGCGTAATAAAAAGATACCTAGGCGGCTATTACGCCGCCAACAAGCTTGAATACATAATGATCACGAAAGGCGAAGATAAAGCGAAAAGCTACTTCCAGCCGGCTCTGGGCGATCAAGGCGAGATGATAACCAGACGCAACCAATGCTGGCAGATAGATAGCTCGCCGCTTGACGTGATGGTAAGAGACGGGGAAAAAGGCGAGGCGATACGAGCCAATATCCTTAGCATCGTGGACGTGTATAGCGGCAGATGCGTGGCCAGCATAGAGAGAAAATCAAATGCCCTAGGCCTTGTAAGACTCATGTGGAAAGCGCTTAATACGCTAGGCAAACCCGATTACGTGAAAGGGGACAATGGCAAGGACTACCTAAGCGATCAGTTTCAGCATCTATTAAACGGCCTAAATATCGACTACGATAGAGCCATAGCATATAGCGGCGACGAAAAAGGCTTTGTAGAGAGGCACTTTGGAGTGATGCAGCATGCGGGCATCTCTCAAACGCCGGGATATATAGGATTTAACCTAGCCATGAGAGAGGCGATCGAGCAAAGAACGCCCAAAAAAGATAGATCCGCAAAAGACGAGCTAGGGTTTGTTAAAAAGACCAACCTTAAATACCTACTAACGCTAGACCAGGCAAGGGTTAAATTTGAAGCCGAGGTGCTTAAATGGGACATAATGAGCGTAGGACGCAAAAAATCAAGCCCGATGGATCGTTGGAATAGCGATACGACTCCGCTTCGCGGCGTAAGAAAAGAGGAGTTTATGCTACATGCGGGAGGGTTAGAGCCTAGAACGGTAGGCAAAAAGGGAATTAGTTACGATGCAAGAGAATTCGGCTCGGCGTTTCTCCCGGCCGTAAAGACCCAGGTGTTAGTTAGCGAAAACATAGACGACGTAAGCTCGATATTCGTATTCGATTTGGAAGGGAATTTCATCTGCGAAGCAAAGGATAAAGAGATATGCCCTATGAGCGCGGAAACCTACAAAGCCGTTAAAAAGGTCTTTAAAGACGATATGAAAGCCATCCGAGCCGTCATTAAACGCGCCGAATTTAGCGAATTTACTAGACTAAACGTTAATTACGACCTCGAAGTAATGCTTGAAGCCCACAAAGAGGCGTTAAAACCTGAGAACTTTAACTACGAAGACGGCGACAAGATAGAGGCGCTCAAAGAGACCATAAAAAGGCAAAAAGAGGTAAACAACATAATAAACGCGGGGTTTGATTACGACAAATTAAACGAATTTAGCGCAGAGAGAACGACTAAAAAGAAATTTTCCGTAGACGACGCCATAGAGATAGCAAGCGGGGAATAAAAATGTTTTCAAGGTCGTTTAAAGTCCTATTAAACGGCGTTTAAAACATTTAAAAACCAAAATCAAAGGAGGAAAAATGCAGTTAGCAGAGAGAATAAAAGACTTCATCGAAGCTAATAAATCAAGCGGCATGAGTCAGAACAAATTCGCTACGGCTTTGGGGATAAATCCCGCGTATATCTCGGGATACATAAAAGAAGGCTCTAGCTACAAGTATGCCGACAAAGTAGAAGAGCCAGCTAAAAACTATCTCGACAATTTTATCCAAAAAGTGGACGTTTTGCAAGACGAGCTACCGTTTGTAAGAACCAAGGACGCCAAAAGCATACACGCGGTGATCGGCTGGGCGGTACAAGATAGAGATATGGCGATGATAAGCGGAGTAGCCGGCAGCGGAAAGACAAGAGCCGTGCGCGAATACGTAAGAACGCATCCCGATAGCATTCTAATCGAGGCCACCATAAATACGTCCGCAAAGAGCCTTTTTAAAATTTTAGCTAGAGAGCTCGGACTAAACGACAAAGGAAGCATAGATGAGCTAATACGTCAAAGCGCGGAAGCTCTAAAAAAAGTAAGCAGAACGATCATCATAGACGAGGCTGAACACTTGCCCTACCGCGCGCTTGAAAGCTTGCGCAGGATGCACGATTTTAGCCGCGCTACTCTGGTACTCGTGGGCACGAACAAGCTACTAATAAATTTAACCGCTTCAAAGAGCGGAAACGAGCTAGAACAGCTAAGCTCGAGAGTCGGAAATAAATGGATACTAGGCGGGCTTTCCTATGTAGACGAGGACAAGAAAAAGATAAGAGACGACCTAGAAGCCGTTTGTAAAAACTTCGGCGTAACGCAAAAACCGTGCATCGATCTAATAGAAGCGCTAGCTAAAGGAAATTTCAGAAAGACCGAAAAGCTGCTAAGAAGAGCAAAGATGCTAAGCGAATACGCAAAGACCCCTATAAACGAAGACGTAGTTAAAGAGGCTACGAAGATGCTTTTGTTGTAAGCGGCGCGGGATAGTTGTAACGGTTGTAATAGTTGTAAGGAGTAAAAAATGATGAACGTAAGGATAGATTCTCTTGAAAATTGCGCAGTTAATCAAACGCAAGCGGCGGGGCTAGTTAGGTTGGTAAGAAATCTTGAAGAGAAAGGATTTAAAGTGAGAGTGAACTCAAAAGGCGAAATAAGAGGCATAAGGCGTGGAAGCATGATAAAAGGCCAGAAAGCGGACTACTCAAAGAGTATGTTTAAGCTGGTGGGCAAATATATCATAAGAACCACCGACGGCAAAGTGATAGATACGGCGGCTTAAATTTGGTTTTTCGGGCGTCTTGCGGGACGCCTCATAAAGTTAAATTTTAAGAAAGGAGAATAAATGAAAACGGCAAGATTAGTATTTGTTTCTACGCCCTACGCTAGTATCAAGTGCAAAGATCGAGACAGAAACTACTATGCGAGGCAAATAGCGCAGCAAGCTTGCGCTATCGTCAGACAAAACGGCTACGAGCCTATCTCGCCCGTGCTTGCGTGGATGGGCGTGTATAGCGAGCTTGAGCGCGAAAGAGTGATGAAAAACTGCGAAGAGCTGCTTAGGGTGTGTAGCTACTACTACCGCTACCCGTGCAAATGGAGCGATAACAGCGAGGGCGTGGCGCAAGAGGCGGCGTGGGCTAAAGAATACGGCCTAAGCGAGCTTAAATTTAGTTTGTTTGAGTAATGGCGCTTGAGTTTAAAAACCACAAAAAAGCTAAAGAGAATTTGGCGATATGTACGATCTACGGATACGTAACGAAACTCAAATTTGCGATGAAATTTAAAATTTTAGGAGGAAAATATGGAAATAAAAAGTTTTAGCGATATAGATAATGCGCTAAAAAAGGTATGCGAGCTAAGCGTAGGCATAGAAAAGATTAACGGCGAAGTAACGCTTGAGTGCAACCGCATCAAAGAGAGTAGAAAGGCCGAAGTAGAGAGGCTCGAGAGCGAGAAAAACTATATCGAGCAGCAAATCACGTTTTTTTGCGAAGAGAACAAGCACGAATTTGCCGAAAAACGCTCGAAAGAATTTACTTTCGGCGAGATCGGTTACCGCCTAACCAAAAGCGTAAGCTTGCCTCGTATCAAGGCCAAAGTAGAAAGCCTGCTAAAAGCGATCAAAAGTTACGGGCTAGCCAAAGAGTGCATCATATACGAGGAAAAGCCCAATAAAGACGCTCTAGCGGAGCTAAAAGACGAAGATCTCGTAAAGCTAGGGCTAACAAGAACGGTAAAAGATAGCTTCCGCATAGTGCCTAAAATAGAGAGTTTGCAAAACGGCTAAAAACTTTAACAAAGCCCCTAAAATAGGGGCTTGATTAAGGTTTTAAAAAGTAGTTTTTAGGTAAAATACCGTAACTTTTAAGGAGAAAAAATGGCAAACGACAATCTGATAAAGCAAACCTGCAAAGAGCTAAATTTGACTTACAAACAGCTGGGCGAGCTTATCGGGTATTCTGAGAGCGCAGTTAAAAATGCCGCCGTGGGCAACGTAAGTGAGCCTATGAGTTTTGCCATATCTCAATACTTTAAAATCCAGGAGCTAGAAGCTAAACTTAAGGCTTGTGATGGCTTTAAGCAAAATTTGAAGGACTTTTTAAACTCTTAAAAGTCCTAATAAGTATAAAAATCTACCTAAAAATTACTAAATAAAACCTAAAACCTTGACACAAAGTCTTTTTAAGTATATAATTACGCCATAAAAAGTCATTTGATGACTTATGGTCTAAGGTTTGTCGAAAGACTTCAATCGTTTAAAATTTTACCTAAGGAGTAAAATATGAAAAATTTAGTAGTTGAATACAAAGGTATTCCAAGCGTTTCACATTTAGTTGTTGCAGAAAATACAAGCAACGAAACAAGAAGTGTGTCAAAAATTATAACTAATTATTTGAAAGATTTTGAAGAGTTTGGGGCAGTGCGATTTGAAATCGCAACCGAACATTTAGGGCTTCATGAGCCATCAGCCAATAAATTTTTAGCTAATCAGGCAAGGAAAATTTATTGGCTAAATGAAGAACAAGCGACACTACTTTTAACCTACTTGCAAAACACCCCTATCGTGCGAGAGTTTAAGAAAGCACTGATTAAGGAATTTTACCAAATTAAAAAGCATTTTGCAATAGGCAAAGAACAATTTGATCAATCTCTAAACCTTATAGCTTCCGCTATGCAAACTATGCTTAAACAAAACTCGGCTATCCTGGAACTGCTTAGGCAAAAAAACGAAGGCGAATTTAAGCTGTGCGACAAGCCTATAAGCAGGGTATATCACAAGAGGCTTAGTAATGAGGAGAAATTTTTAGAAAAGGTCATCGCTCTTTTAAGAAAAGACGAGGGGCTAAGCCAGGGCGAGCTTTTAGCGCGTATAGGTAGGCGAAAAGACGATCGAACGGCGCTAAGATGGCTACATAGCTATGACGGGATATATTGGCGAGCCAATCTGCTTGATGCTGGCAAATATACTTATAGCTATTCTTTGATAGAGGAGTAAAAGATGAAAGATCTTGAACTAGCGGTAAAAAATATAGACTACAAAGGCGCGATAAGCGACATAGAGGCGCTTAGCTTGTCGCTTACGCTGGCAAGCTGCTCGGACGACGTGATAAAGTGGGAAGACGTCTCGTCGTATATGGCCTACGTCGCAAAGAGCCTAAGCGAGAATATCTGCTTTATAAAGCAAGAGTTGGGGTTATGAATTAAAGGGCTTTAAGCCCTTTAAAAAGCCTTTTAAACGATATTAAAGGCTTTTTAAAAGGTTTAAAAATGCACGAAACTATAACAGAGCTAAACAAAAGAAAACTGTTAAACGATATGGCTAAATTTGCCCTAAACGGGCTGATAAACGAGAAAATTTTCAAATATGCCGCGATTAAAGGGATAAATTTGCATTTTACGTTTAGCCACCCTGCCGCAAAACAGATCTTTGAGATGAACAAAGAGAATATAAAAGCAAAGCTAAGGGAGTTTTGGGCGGATAACCTTGCCGCGATCAAGGAAGCGGGCATTACTTTTCGCGAGATAGACTGCGAGGTAATATACCGCCTGCCGCGCGACGGTAAAGCCATGCAAGAAGAAAAGAAGCCCTACGAGGAGCCAAGTAACGGCAGCTTTGAAAATCGCGCCAAAGATCCATCCATAAGGCTAGGCTTTGAGCGCATAAGAAAGCATATAATCGCCGATCTAGAAAGCGGCAAGTCGGTATATAAAGGAAATATATGAGCGAAATTTTCGAGTTTTTAAAAAGTTCTAGCCTAACTAAGGATAGTTTCAACGAAAAGGTCGAGTTTTTGATAGAGGGCTTTTTAGTAAAGCAGCTTATTACGCTGATCTACGCGGACGGCGGCACGGGCAAAAGCTACATGGCCTTTGCCCTAGCCAAAAGACTTTGTAAAGAGGGTCAAAGGGTGTTTTTCATAGACTACGACAACCCCGTAGGCGTACTCAAACAGCGCGGCGTAGATAGGCTACTTATAGAAAGCTACGAGAATATGAATTATATACAGCGCAGCGCGCTAGAGCTTTGCGGATTCGAGCTTGTTCTAAAGCTCGAGGAAAACGCCGTAGGCAAAGCCTATAAAGATTGCGTTTTTATCCTAGATAGCTTGCGGGATTTCGTAGACATCAACAACGACAACCGCATAAATAGACTATTTGGCGCGCTTAAAAATTTGCGCGAAGCGGGAGCTACCGTAATCATCCTGCACCACTCTAACAAAGACGGCAAAAACTATCAAGGCAGTAACCATATAAGGAATTCTCTCGACGTTATGTATCATTTACTAAAACGCCCTAGCAAGGAAAACGAGTTAAATTTCTTACTTGAAGTAGCCAAAGAAAGAGCCGGAGTAAAAGATAGCGGTTTTTGCGTAAAAACGCTAAATTTAGAATTAAACGAGCTTGACGTGGAAGTAGCTAGAATGAGCGAATACGAGCTAAATTTTACTACCCTAGCGCAAAAAATACTAGTCGGCGGAGATCTAAACAAAACCGAGTTGCTAAACGCTATGAATTACGAAAAAGACGATAGAACGGCTAGGGATTGCCTCGATAAATTCGACGGCAAGCTATGGTTTAGCCGTAAAACGGGCAAGAGCGTGATATATAGTTGTAAAGCGGAGACTACAACCGATACAACTATTACAACTATAATGGAAAACACCTTAAATTTGGCGGTTTGAGATGAATACGAGCGAGCTAAAAAAATACTATATAAAAATGATACAAACATTGAAGCACAACTATTTCGTGGACGACGAGTGCAGAAAGATATATTTACAAGCGCAATTCGGCAAAGATAGCTTGACGCAACTAAGCGTTGAAGAGCTTAGAAGCGTGCTAGAAGTCGTGGGATATAAGCCCCGTAAAGGCGCAAATTTTAAAAAATCTACTCGTAAAACCAAAACAAATAAAACGTCTAGCTCGTCCTTTATGTCTAGTGAAGATCTAACGCCCACTAAAGGCAGCCTATACGCCACTAAAAAGCAGCTTGAAACTATCGCCGGCATCTGGGAAGAGATAGCCAACGTAAAAACGAGTATGGCCCTAAGAGAGTTTATCTTTAGGATAGTTAAAATCAGGCCTTTACATCTTAAATTTTTGTCAAGGAGCGATGCCGCAGACGTCGTGCAAGCCCTTATTCAAATGAAAGACAAATACTACAAATGATAAATAGCTTCGATATATTCGCTGAGTTCTACAACCGCGTCAAGGAGAGCGAAAACATGGCCGATATCATCAAAGAATACGGCGGAGCCAATATCTACGTACCCAGCTACAAAGGCACGTTTAGAAACTACGATATACTCAAAGAATACGAAGAAGGCATAAAGCTAGGCAAACAAAGCCCCGTCGTCATTCGTGAGATCGCCGCAAAACATAACCTAAGCTATAACAGCGTTTGCGCTATAACCAAAGAGATAAGAGAGCCTAGTTTATTTTAACGAAAGGATAAAAAATGGATGAAATTATACGAGAAAGTTTAATGCAGATTGGTAAAAATATCGATATAATCGCAAACGACGTATATGACGAAAATCAAGAAATTTCTAAAAAGGTTTAAAGATGCTTTGGCTGGTTATTATAGTGCTTATTTTAGTCGTTATTGCTATACTTAATCATCGAGACTCAAAAAAATGGAGTAAGATATTGGGATATAAGCCGACGTCAGATGAGCTTACGATTATAATCAATCTTGAGTCGGAAAAGTATCCACAATCAGAAATAATCCAAATTCTACAAGCCTTTAAATCTAAAACGCTTGATAAAAAAGCGATAAAAGAACTCATAAAAGAAAGAAAACGGAAGCTAAAACAGCAAGAAGCAAATAAGTTGGCTACAAAAAATAGGGAAAGAGAGATAAAATATCAAGCAAAGCAACAAGAGCTAAAAGATAAACTAAAAGAAATAGAAGCCAAAAGACAAGCATTGAAAAGTATGCAATCAATTAAGGAAGATGAAGTTTTAGAAGCTGAAATCATACAAGAATACCCAGATGATACCCCTATCGAAATTATAGATTATTATGAAAAACGAGAATTTGACGCCATGCGTTTCGCTTTACAAAAAGTAGCCTATGAGATGGTTGGAGATAGGTATACGCAACAAGAAAAAGACAAATTTAAAAAAATTATGACATATTTTGCATACAAAGATCCGCTTTATAATGATTGTATCAAAAGAGTAATTAGCATAGTAGCTAAAAATGAAGGTATGTTACAAACTCAAATTTATCCATATTTTAAAGAGTATGATACCGAAATAATAAGATATGTGCTTTATTTTGGTAGTGAATCAGGCGATATCCATAGGCTTAAAAGCGGTCGTACTTACAAACTATATACAAGAACTTAAAAGGGACTATTTGCTATTTTCAGCAAATTCATCATTAAAAATTTTTCTAGCTTTATCGAATTTAATGGATTTAATGTAATTTTCTACAAAAGGTTCAACCCAATCAGGCACACTATCTATTCGCTTCCAATTCATAATTGTTTGGTATGGTATTTTAGCTATTTCAGAAAAATCCTTTTTACTTATTTTTGCGTTTTCTAGTATCTCTTCAAAAATTTTATATTCCATTTTAAATCCTAACATCTTTAATCAATTGTGATATTTTAGCAAAAAATAGTTAAAAACTAGTTTAATATCTTGACAAAACAATTTAAAAAGTATATAATTACGAAAAATAACTAGTTAATCACTATATTAAAGGAGACAGAATAAACGCAGTCGTAAATTTTAACGGCATAAATTTAGAGGTGCTCAAGTTTAACGATACTTGGGCTTTATCAAACAAACAAGTCGCGGACGGCTTTGGAGTGAGCGAGGAAGCTATTCGCTCGCAAAAATCACGCGGAGAATACCGCAATAACGTGCATTTTTACACTGTTGCAAATTGCAACGGCGGCGGAGATTTAACGTTTTGGACTAAAAAAGGCGTCATCACGTTGGGTTTCAAACTACGCGAGACGCCTCAGACTATCGCCTTTCGTGATTGGGCGAGCGATTTTATAATAAAATCGGATGAGATTATACCAAATAAAGAGCAAAATTTTTCACAAGCTTTAAATTTAATCTCTTCGGCCATGCAAACCATGCTAAAACAAAACTCGGCTATTTTGGAGCTACTCAAACAAAGAAGCGAGGGAGAGTTTAGACTAGCCGATAAGCCCATAAGCAGAGTTTATCATAGGCGTTTAAGCAACGAGGAGAAATTTATAGAAAAGGTTATCGCTGTGCTTAAAAAAGAAGAAGGCATAAAGCAAGGCGAACTACTAGCAAGGGTCGGCACCTATAAAAATAACCGCTCGGCGTTAAACTGGCTACATAGTTATGATGGGATTTACTGGAGGGCTAATCTACTTGATGCTGGTAAATATACATATAGTTATAGTTTAATAGAGGAGTGAGAGATGAAAGATTTACAAAAAGCTATAAAAAATTTAGAACATAGCGGAGTGCTTTATGATGTGGAGATGTTGGGCGAAAATCTATCTTTGCTTGGTTGCTTTGAAAAAGCCGATGGCGTAATGGACTGGAGTAAAATAGGCGAAATTGTATCGTTTATAGGACGAGAGATATGCACAAAGATAAAATTTGTGCAAAAAGAGCTTGAGCTAGAGTAGATTTTACAATTATACAACTATAGTCAAAAAGCCCCTAAAAATGGGGCTTTGATAGTTGTAACTAAAAATCTTTTATAAATTTTATCACCACCTTTTTTACCACATCTTCTAGATCTTTTGGTAAATTTCTATTTTTATCTACCGGCAAAAACGGACGAGCCGGTATAGATATGCCTTTCCCGAATGCGCTTTTGGTTCCGAATTGATGAGTGAGTCCATAAGGAAAACCGCCGGCGCTAGCGTTATTAGATACACTCGCGCTTTGGTTGCTAGCTTTTGTTATCCATTTATCCGCCAGGGCTCCCGTTTGCCTTAATATCCTTTTGCTACCGCCCGCGCCGAATTTCTTTAAAAACTGTTTGCTTTGGCGCTTCCCGTTTTTTATAAACGAGGCTTGGTTGCCTTTTTTAAGGTTTTTTATACCGCCTCCCCCGTAATACGCTAAAACCGTAACCGAGGATAGCGGCTTCCATTTTTGTCCGAACGGACTGCTCTCGTTCTCAAAACTGGCTTCTATTTCGTTTTGTAAGATATTGCCTAGCGTTTGCATTAGCGGCTTGGTTTTTTTGTCGATATTTTGCAGAGATTTTAGCTTAGTTTGCAGCTCTTCTAGGCCTTTAACTTCTATCATTGCGTTTGCCCCTTAAAATGTGGTATAATTACATAAAGTAGATAAGAGATGGCCCAGATTTGGCAGGGTTCCAGTTGCAAAAGCAAGCTGTATATGACTTGGGTTCGATGCCCGGCCTTATCTACTTTATCCTTATATATCTTTTTTTATCTTTCAAAATAGCTTTATAATTTTCTACGGGTATCCTCGTAATAGTCGCTATAAAATTATCAGTTTTAAATTTTTTAAGCGTATAGTCTAGGCGGATGACGGCGTAATTTATCATGTTATCGTTTTGTAGGCTATTATAAAAATATAGTAAAACATTGTCCTTTTTATCGTAAAATACGCGTTTAGCTTCGTCAAATACGCCTACTACGGCTTTTATTTCATCGATATTGGGCTCTTTTCCCTTCGGCTTGCTATCTCTCGTGATGTGTGAGATGGTGTTTTGATAAACGGCTATACTGGATGCTTTGGGCTCTACGTCGATGATTTTTAGATTTTTCTTGATACTTTGCTTTAACTCCCCTACTTGAGCCACCTGGTAAATTTTATCCTTGATGATTTTACCGCCGACTACGGCGCTTACCATGTCGTCCAAGCTTTTTTGCCAAACGTAAACGTCTCGCTCATGGTCGAAGCTATCTAGGGATTGTTTTAAATTTTTCTTTGCAAGACTTGACGCAACGGCATCTAAAACCTTATCTTGCTTGTCTTTTAAAATTTCATCCGTTTTGTCGACTTTGCCCGGATTGTATTTGAAGTCTTTTTCTGCAGCCTGGGGCAAAAAAGAGCCGTCAGCAAGCGGTACGATGCCTCTAGCTACGCATTCGGCCTCTGTAAGCACCTGCACCTTGCACCTGCACCCCCAGCCGTTTGGCGGATAATTGGTATCCCAAAATTTATCCGTCTTGGGCAGGGTCTTGCCGTGAAGCTTCCTATGGGCTTCTCTGGTCCTGCCGTCTAGCACGGCGGTATAGCGGAAGTATTCGCCTAGGCTTTGCATCTGGCTTTCATACCTAGCCTTGGCATAGGCCGTTCTCATGTTGGTATTAAATATAGTCCTTAGCCGCCTATTGCCTACGTAAATTTCTTTTTCTTCGCCGGTCTTTGGGTCTTTTACCTTGATATTTCCTAGCCAGCCTTTCTTTGCAAGCATAGGCTTTACGCTCTTTTTCCACTCGTCAAACCCGACGCCCTCTTTAAAAGCCTTGGCGAGCGAAGCCTGCATATCTTTAAGAAGATCCAAATTCATCATCTTTGCGACGGTAAAAGCCTTTTTATGCGCATCATGCATGATCTCGTCGTAATCGAAATGGATCTCCGGCTTTTTGCTCTTTAAATATTCATAAACCGCCGTAGGCTCCTCGAAAAAAGATATATTCATTTTTAAATCAATCCTGCTCGTCTCGCTTTGCCTAGCGTTGTTGATTTTTAAATTTCAATACTCACATACTACATGTATGCTGCGCTTGAAATTTAAAAATCGCCTAGCTATGCCGTGCGATACTTCGCGATTTCCTTTCCTTATTTTTACTCATCTAGATATCCCAACATCTGGGCATTGGCTACGGCTTTAAACATCAAGGGTTCAAGCTTTTCAAAGGGTAGATCGTAAAGCTCGTAAAGCTTATCGAAAGCCTCTTCGTAAGTCTCGCTGCTTGCTATTAGTTTGTTTAAGACCGCTTCTATCTCGCCGTCTTCTATATCCATCTCGTCCGTAGCCTTATCAAATCTATCTATCGACTTCGCAGACGAGCCAAGCCCGTCTTTGCGAGCGGGAGTTTTCAACTCCCTGCACCCACCTAAAGCACACCGAGCCGTGCCAGGCTCGACGTACTCATTGAGTGATATTTGCTTATTTACCTTTAAATTTCGGTCTTTTTCTTGCGCTTGCTCGTTATCGTCCAGCTCGATATTATATGCAGAGGTTATGTATTTTTTCGTAGGCGTGAAGCCCATATCGTATAGCGTCTTGTCTCTTGCGGCGCGTTCGGTATTAGGGGCGTCTTCGTCGAATAGTTTGGCGTAAAGCTCGCCGTTATAGCCGTTGATCTCCTTAAAAAAGCTCATGGCCTTGTTCATGACGAAGACTAAAATTTTGCCGTCGTTTGCGGCCAGATCCTCTCTAATCTCGTTATGCGTCTTCGCTGCGGCATAGCTGCCTTCTTTTACGTCGCTAGTCAAATTTGCGCCTAAAATAGCCTTGCTGATTTGATTGTCGAGATATGCGGGAAGCCTAGTGAAATCTACGTTTGAGGTAGGCTGCACGAGAGTGATCTCCTCGTCCGTGTCTATGACCGCGCTATCGCCGCTAAGCATAGCTTGCACTTCCGCAGCCATTTCGTCGGGCTCGTAGCTAGTTTTTGCTATCGCCCAGGGTGACCCGAATTTTTCTAAAAACCTAAACCAAAACTTCAAGCTGGCGTTCTTCATCTTGACTGGGAAATACAGCTTTTTAAGTAGCCCGTCTCCGTATACTTTTCTAAAATTTGCCCTGTTTAATGCATATATAACTTTTAAAGGCGGGATACTCTGCTCGCTTCCGCCGGCATTAAACACGAACTCGCCCGCGTCGTTAAATTTAAATTGCCTAAAATCGCGCTGCACGAGTCTTGGGTATACAAGTCCTTCTTTTTCTTTGTAGTTGACTTCAAATACGTTTAGTCCGTAAAGGTAGGTCTCTAAAATTTGGCTGACGACGTCGGGGTTAAAAATCTTTTTAAATTCGTCCTTGATTTTTTCATCGTCGCAAACGATTTGGATCTCTTTTTTTTCGGTCACGGACTTGCGGCTCACGTCGCACTGCGTAACGGTAAGATCGGCTAGTATCATATCCATATCGTCGTCGCCAATACTGGAAACTCCCGTATTTATCAGTAAATCTATCAGGGTACCGTTTTGAGGGATGAGAGCCGCTTTCTTGCGCTGCGGCTGCTCGGATTTATTTTTAAATAATTTGTCAAATATCATCTAGTGCGCCTTTTTACTTTCTTTTTTAGTTTCGTTAGGTCGTATGCGCCCGCCAAGCTGTCGGGCGCATCGTCGTGCTTGGCTTCGGGATACTCCGTAAGCTGCTCGATAAGCAGGCTTTGGCTTTGATGAAAGAGTATTTCGCCGTCCTCTATAGGCACTTCAAGCTCCTCTATTCTTTGCCCTTTGCTTGCGGTATTATTTACGCCTTTTAAAGGTAGTTTAACGCCTATCTCAAAGGCCTTTTCTCTTATCCAGCCCCTAAAAAACTCCTGCCCGCCGTTGCTCTCTATCGCGCAAACGCGGCATTTATAGAGCTGATTAAGCCTGATGATCTCTTTGATGGTCTTTTTGGTCTTCATGACCTCTACTATGCTTTCTGCTACGTAGATCTTGGCTTCTGCCTTGCTTACCCCTAGCACCGTTATGGCCGTATAATCGCTCTTTTTCTTTTCGCCTGCGGGGTCGATATACATCACGAAATAATCGCACCTCGGAAGCTCGCGGTAAAAATGCATACTCTCTTTGGTAAAAATTTGAGTCTCGTTTCTAGGATCGTTTTGCTGCTCTTTGTTAAAAGATTTTAGGTTTTCGGCGCGCTTTTGCATGAGTTTTAAAATCGGTAGCGCATCGTCCCAAAGCACCCGAGAACCCTCATCCATAAGGGCTTTGTTTTTTAAATAAAACGTTTCGCTAGCCTCTTTGGATATATTTTTATAAAGCTCTGCCCATCTCTCCCACAGATCCATACGCTTTGGGAAATTTATGATGCTTTGGTACTTTTTGGCATTCCAAAATTTAAGCTTGAGCTTCCTAGCTAAAACGCTATCTGCGTGAAGTACGGTGCCGATATAAAGCACGTCGAGGCTACCGTCTACGCTGCCCAAATTTAAAACCGCTTCGTCTAGCCACTCCTCGAGCTTGTCGCGCTGCTCTTTACTGCGCACGTTGGTGTCGTTTTCCAGGTCGTCTAGGACTACTAGATCGGGGCGGTATACGCCGAATTTTACGCCGCGCAGTCTTTTACCCGAGCCAAACGCCTTAAGCTTGACTCCGTTTTTGGATACGAACTCGCCTATCTTCCAATTTTTGCTTGCGCCGCAAACGTGCGGGAAGTCCATTTTTAAATTTGCGTTATCCTCAAGCTCGGCTTTTATCGCCTCCAAGCACCCCTCGACTAGCTCCACTGCGTCTGAAATTTCGACGATGAAGCGCTTTTTGTTAAAACAAATACACCAAAGCGGGAGAAGCTGCGAGCAGTACGTGGTCTTTGCATGACCGCGCGGCGCGGCGCGGGCGTATTTGTCTCCGCTTGCGTTTTGCGTCATGGCTTCAAAAATTTGCGCTAGATCTTCGTGAAGCGCGCAAGAGCTGCTAATGCTAAAATAGTGCGGGAAATAAGTCCTTGCAAAAAACATAAAATCGCGCTCTGCGCGTTTCACTCTTGCGGCCCTATCTTTTGGCGACAGAGGGCTATTTAAATGTATCTGCTCTTTTAGCTCGCCGCTAAGCTCCTCTAGCCAGCCGTAAAAGTCTTTGCGCGTGAGCTTGCTAAGTTCGGGCTCTACGGCGCCGGCTTGCTTGTGCGTTTCTCTACTGTCTTCTAGGAAGCTATCTAACTCATCTCTTGAAAAAAGCATGCGTCATCCTAAACGTCGAGCTCTTCGATAGCTTTGACGAATTTCTCGCTCTCGATGAGTTCTACGAGTTTTTTGATACACTCTTTGTTCTCGTCGTCTTTAAATTTATCGACTACCAGCATAATGACCTTTTTGGCGATGCTTAAGCGGTATGCTGCCGGATTTTCGTAGCTTGCAACTTTGGTCATCTTAACAAAGCTGTCGCCTATCTTTGAAAGCGCCTCGGCCTTTTTACCTGCGGGCAGTTCGCTCTCTCTTATATCTTTTACGGCCAGGCGCATCTCTTCGATAAAATTTTGATAGATGTTCTGTTTATCTTCGCCGCTTTTATTTAGATAGCTAGCCGCTTTAAGCTCGTCCCAGTCGCCGTTTTGAGATTTGTAGTTTTTTATGGTTTTTACGTTTTTGTTTAAAATTTCGGCTATGCGCTCAAGGCTGAAGCCTTTTAGATAAAGCTCCTTAGCAAGCTCTTTGATATTGGGCGACTTCGCGGACGAGCGAAGCCCGTCCTTACGACCAGCCCCATCGGCTGGACCCCGCACTAAAGACGCGGTCGGCTCCGCGACCTGTGGTTTTTTGTTTTCAGCCATTTAAATCCTTTAAGTCCATTTTTTTCTCGCTGTGCCTAAACGCTCTTATACCGAGCCTGGGCGCGCTATCGTCTTCTATTTGGCTCGGAAGCTTCTTGCTAGCCATCTTCAAAAGCAGGGCGTCCATCTTTTCTATCTGCTCATTCAGCGCCTCTTTGGGGAAGTTATTGCGCTTTTTGAGCTCGATAATAGTCAAATTTACGCCGATGTCTTTTAATAGCGGCGTAGGGTTTTGCGGAAGTTTGATGAAAGAGGAGATATAAGCCAAAGCATCGTTTACGCTATCGTCTATGACGCTTTGATTAACGGCGCCGCTTCCTTCAAAGTCGCTGAGCTCTTGCAGCTCTATAGTAGAAACTTCTTTTAGTAGATCCTCGTTTGTTAAAACCATTATTTTGTCTCCAAATATTTTAAACCTTTTGACCGTATTCGTTATTGGCTTTTAGCGAGCGTTAAAAGCGCATTAAAACGTTTAAAATATTTTTCTCGTAGTTTTAGTCGTTTTTGATTTAAAAGGGCGTGAGGCGTCTTGATTTCGCGGACGAGCAAAGCCCGTCCTTGCGACAGAGAGTTTTACTCCCTTGACCCACCTAAAGCCCTGCCTTACGGCGGGTTCCCAGCTTTGTTACATTTTTAGCTCGATGATCGCGTCAAGCCTATTGCAGATCGGAAGCGGTCTGCTTTCGCTAACAATGCCCCAACCCATACCTTTGTCGAGCACCTCGGGAGCCGCAGCGAAGAATTTAGTCGGAGCCTTTCCGATGGCGGACGTATGGTTTGCTCTCGTATAAACTACCTCAAAGATGTCGTCCATTAAAGGCACTACTATGCCTTTCTTGCCGCTCATGTAGCTCGTATCTCTGCCTTTCGTATTTTTGTACGAGGCATCGTAAGGCATAAAGGTCTTGCCGAAAAGTTTAAGGGTTAAAGTGCCGTTGCTATCTACGACTTCGCAGGATTTTAATTTTAAAATTTCTTGGTCTTCCGCCATCTTGAGCAACTCGTTGAAAAGTTCCCTAGTTACTAGCGCTATATAAGGTTTTGCGATACCCAACACCTCTTTTTGAGCAGCTTCGATATCGTTTAGTAAATTTAGTAGTTTGGTAGCGCTTGTTATAGTTATCTCTTTTCTGTTTGCGCTAAGCTCAAACAGCACCTTTCCTTTGCCGTCCATTACCTTACCGAAAATAGCGCCTATGGCCATATACTCTACGGTGTTGGCGATATTGCTCTTTTGACTAGCTAGTTTTTTGCCGATAGCCGCAGACAATGATTTAAGCTGCTCGCTTTGAGTATTGAGCGTTCTTAGCAAATTCATCTCGCTAGCCGGGAGCGTATCATACTGCGGGAAGCGAGGAAGCGGTACGGAGATGATAGTTTGGTCGGGATTTTTAGTCACCAAGTGCTCTCCGTTTTCGCTAACGCTTTCAAGGATTACGCCCGCGCCTTTTTCGATGATAATGTTATGGGTATTGGAAAGCGTCGGAGTCCATTTTTTGAAAAACGTATCCGTTATGAAACTTTGATCGGTCTTAGTCTGATTTATGATCTCAGTCATCGCCTCGACCGTAAATTTTTTTAAAAGTTCATCCATTTTTTATCTCCTTATTATTTTTACCTTCTTTTAGCGGCGCGAACAATCGCGCCTAAAGAAGCAAATACTAAAGACTTGCAAGGCTTCGCTTGCCAAATCAATGTATTTGCTTCACCTTACTATAATTTTTTGTTTGAATAGTGCGGTTTTTAACTCCGCAGCGGCGCCTTCCAGTATTACCTCGCCAAGCACCAGCACGTCTGCGTCCCCTGTGGCCTCTACGTTGTCGCAAAGCACGCCAAATACCGCCTGGGCGTTTGCGATGGTCGTAGTTTGGTTGTCGCTAGTTACGGCCGCAAAACTCTCGCCGCCGTTAATACTAAACAGCACGGCTCCGCACTCTAGGGCCTTAGTGGTCTCTACTTTGGCGTTAATGCCGAGCACCTTGTTTACGACCACGTCTCCGATGGTCTTTGGCTTTTTTTGTTCGTTAGGCATTTTATTCTCCTCCTAATGCAAATTTAACGACGTCTATTTCTGCGTCCGATTGGCTTTTGTTGGCAAACATATCGTTACTCGGTATACTCGTTTTTTGTTGCGGCGGCATAACGCCTTTTAAAAACTCGTTAAAGCCGTTTAAATCGGCTTTTGCGTAGCTAAGCGCCCACTGCTTTTGGCTTTCTTGAAGCTTGTTTGCAATAATGGCTCCGTCTACCGCGCTTTGAGCTAATTGCTCTTTTAGCGTAGCGACCTCTTGTTTAGAGGCGTCAAGCTGATTTTTAAGCTCGACTATCTGAGCCTCATAGTTCGCGCCGTTTTGCGTAGCGGCCTGAGCCTGCGGCTCGCCTTTTGGATTTTTCGTATCATCCATGTTCGTCTCCTTTGTGAAATTTTTATTCGCTCTTATTTCTCCGAGTTCGTCTAAAAACGGCTTATTAGTTAGCGCCGCGGAGTGCAACGTGCAGCCCTGCCAAGCTCCGGTTTTTTCGTCTACGCCCATAAAGTCGTAAACCGGGCTAAGATATTTATATTCGCCGTTTTTGATAAATTCTTTTGCTTTGGCCGTCCAACTTACGCGCCCGTAAAGCGCGCCGTCTTTTATGAAAAGCTCTTTTACCCAGCCAGCGGCAGGCGCTATCTCTCCGCTTAGGGTCTGGTGCTCGTAGTCGATCACTATATCTAGGCTGCGCTTGTCGAAATTTAGTTTCATCTTTTCGATATCTGCAGCGTCTATACTAAACGTTCCTCCGGCGTGTCCTTGCCAAACGCCGGTTACGGCCAGGCAAATTTCGCTTAAAACTTCTTCTTTCTCGTCCTTTAGCGCGATTAAGTCTTTGGTTATGAGCATAAGAATTCGTCCTTTTCTAAAAATTGCGTTCGTATCTGTCTGGTGAGCACGTAAACGTAGCCGTAGTCGGTAATATCGTTTAGCGACGCCTTAGCGCTTTGGGGCTCTATCCTAAACTCGTTACATAAATTCGAGTTTCTTAGCCTTTCATCTATCGCCTCGCATAGAGCGTAGGCTTTAAATTTATTGGCTTGTCGATAATTTTGATTTTTGTTTGAAGTGCAGGCTAGTATATGGATATTATACGTCGCGCTTCGTTCTACTACGTTTTCGTATTTTTCATCCATGAACTCTACGAATACGAAGCTCTCGCCGCCTTTTATCAATAGCTCCATCTCTTCTTTGTTATTAAACTCGCCCAGATACGCTCTAATTACCGAGTTTTTGGGTTCGGTTACTTCTTTAATCGTGTTTATCAGTTCTTTTTCAAATTCTTCTAGCATTTAGCGCCTTTGGTGTATTTTTGGCGCAATTATGAAATGTTTCGCGCCGAAAATCTATTACAGTACTTCGACAAAGTTTTTTGACAAAAAATCGTGATAGATTTCTGAGGCGGGTATGGCGTAATATTGCGGCAAAAGTTTGGAGGATGCCATGACCTTAGCAGAAAAAATCAAAGAAAACGAGGGCCTTGAAGACCATAGGTACGAGGACAACTTAGGAAGACCGACCGTGGGCTACGGCTTTTTGCTTGCCGCGCTTACGGCCGACGAGCTAGCGCTAAACGGCGGCAAGTACGAACCCATGAGCAAAGAGACGGCCGATAAAATTTTAGAGCTCAAGCTTAAAAAACTAACCGCTGCGGTATTCGCGACGTTTGATTGGCTAAAGGAAAAACCGAAAAACGTCCAAGAAGTAGTGATAGAAATGGCCTATCAACTAGGCGTTTCAAAGGTTAAAAAATTCGTAACTACGATGCATCATATAAGAGCGGGCGAATACGAAGCCGCTTATCAAAGCGGTATGAGCTCTTTTTGGGCGAAACAAACTCCAAACAGAGCAAAAAGGGTGCTAAGTGGATTGTTTAACTTCGCGGGCGAGTAAAACCCGCCCTTGCGAGCAGGGTTTGGCACCCTGCACCCGCGCTGAAGACATACATCGCTACTCGCGATGTGAATTAAGGAATAAAAATGTTTGCAAATAAATTTCTCTTTATGGGTTTTGCGTTGGCCGCGCTTTTGGGTTTTGCTTGCGTAAATTTGTTTTTGGAAAAATCAAGATTAGAGGGCATAAATTCAGTCCTAGACAAAGACAACGAAGACCTAAAAGAGAAAAACAAAAAGCTGACCGAAGACTATGCCACGGTCAAAAATAATTTAAACGCTTGCAATACCTCTCTCGCCTTGCAAAACGAAGCTATAAAGGCCGCCGCGGTAAAGATCGACGATACCCCGTCAAAAGAGGCCGAGCGGATAAAGAAGATCTACGTCAAAGATAAAAGCTGCGAGGCGGAACTAGCGGCATATAAGGAGCTGTTTCGTGATTAGGATTTTGCTTTTTTGCGTATTTGCTTTGATCTTTGCGGGCTGTGCGGCCAAACCTCAAACGAGCGAGCCGCATATCATTTACCAAGAAAAATACGTGCCCGTAAGGTGCAATGCCAAGATGCCCGATAAACCAAAAAACGACGGCACGTTCGAGACGGATAAGAGGATTGCTATTTATTACCGCGATTGCGAAAGATTTCTCAAACAATGCCTGGGGATAAAGGAATAAAATGGAAAATAGCCTAAATTTTAGCGACGAGATCAAAGAAGCTACGGGACTTATAAACTCCGCTGGAGCTTGGGGGGCGAATGAATTTTTGGTCTTTATGGTGATTTTCGGCTTTATCGTCTTCGTGGTGATCTTTTGGCTACTAAACAAAACCGCAAACAAAAACTCCGAAATTTTGGTGGATATTTCCGTAAGAAGCAACGAAGCTATAAATAACAACACGGCCGCCACCAGAGAACTGGTAGAGACGCTACGCACCGAAAACGGCGCGAACCGCCAAAAACTAAACGAAATTCACGACGACGTAAAAGAGATAAAACAAAACGTGAGACGAAGGCGACCTATTAAAAATAATAAATTTAGCGAGCATATCGGTGATGAGTAGGGAATATTTTATAGAAATCGCCACGATTAGCGAAGTTCGCGGTGACAAGGCAAGAGTGGCCGTAGGCTCAATGGTTACCGATTTTTTGCCGGTATTTCAAAGCTTCTCAAACTCCTTTGCCGTAAGCTTCTCTCCTATCAGGGTAGGCGAGCAGGTGCTGGTCTTGCCCGTAAGAGGCAACCTAAACAGCGGCGTCATACTTCGCGGACTCTACCAAAGCGCGCATAAAGAGGAGCCGACGGATAAAAAGGTGCGCGTAAGCTTTGAAGACGGCGTAAGTATGAGCTACGATACGGCCGGCTCTACGCTTGAAATCAAAAGCCCGAAATCTATAAATATAACCTGCGAAAATGCAAATTTAAACGCTAAAAACGTAGCCGTAACGGCAAACGATACTACCGTAAAAAGCGGAAGCATAAAGCTGCTAGGCGCCATATCTACGGCCTCAAATAGCGGTGGTAGCGGAAGTTTTGAAATAAACGGAAACGTGAATATAAGAGGCTCGATCGCCGCTAGCGGCAACGCAAGCTTCGGCGGCAACGTAAGAGACGGCAGAGGCGATCTAACTAATCATACCAACAACGGAGCGGCGAGGGACTAATGGCAAAGTATCTAGCGGATATAAAAGAAAGCATAAAAGACATCCTGCTCACGCCTCTTGGCTCACGGGTTATGCTGCCGGGATACGGC